AATGTTACCAGTGAATAAGATTCAAGGTATGGGACCTACAGCTACAACAACACTAACGATTTATTTCGAAAGTGAGAGAAACGAAGTTATTTCAGATACTGTAGCTTTAACTGTTGATGCAGGTAAAATGAAAAAAGTGATTCATTCTATAGTTTCAGCAATGAATAGAGGTCCTCATAGTGATGGCGTTACAGTGATAGCTGATGACGTTACAACAGATTATGATGGCACTACAAGAGCTGCAGCATACATTGATCCAAACATCACAGCATGTGGCGCGATTTCAGTTGGTTAGAATTTGAGACTAACTGCGCAAGATCTGCGTGAATTAAATATCCTTAAGTATTACAGGCTCACTAGAAAGTGGGTCTGTAAGACTTACGGGATTAAAGATGCAGATTTAGAATTATTAATTTATTTAGATTGTAAAGGAAGATTTACACGAAAAGATTTCATGGACGGAGTATATACTTACTCATGGGATAAAGCAAGATGGGAGAGATTAAGAAGAGGTGGTTGGATAGAAACTTGGAGACATAGGAATCGTACGACAATAATGTATTCAGTTTTTAAAACATCTTTTAAGTGCTCTCAAATGATAAGTAGGATATATAGGATTCTATTAGGCGAAGAGGACTTACCTACATCGGGTAGAAGTATATTTTATAATAACAAATCATATACAGATAAAGTTTATAACAAAGCTATAGATGATATGATAAAAGATAAAGATAGATAATTATGAGTAAATCACCATTTAAAATGAACGGATTTTCCGGATTCGGAAATTCACCGTTAAAAGATACAGATCCACATACAGGTGGACATACACATAATGATGGAAGTAGGGAAGCTCCTAAAGCTAGTATGATGGGATCAAATGTATATTATGAAAAAGGATATACAGATAAGAAAACAAAAAGACCGAAAAATAGAAAAGCTTTTAAATTTACAAAAGTTGGAAAATTTTTAAGTAGAACATTTGGTGGTGGAGGTAGCAGTGGAGGATCTACCACAAAACTAGGGTGTGGACCAGGATCTTGTTCTTGATATGGGATTTAAACTAGGAACAGAAACAGGAAATTATGCTGTTAGTGGTGAGATTCGAACTAAACTTCGATTTCATCAAGAATCTGGTGGAGATGCATCTGTACCTGGAACACCTGTTATTAGAATGCCACTAGAACCTGGTGTTATGGGTGAATCTAATATGGATGGTAGTATATATATTAGTGATATGATAGAGCCAGATAGTTATCAAGAAAGACATACTATATCACACGAAATGCGTCACGCTACAGATATAAAAATTGGTAAACTAGAGTATGCTGATGATTATGTTAAATGGAATGGTGAAACATTTCCTAGAAAAACTAGGTATGGTAAAGATATGATTCAAGTAGATGGTAAATGGAAAGAAGCTGGACATAAAGGTTTTCCTTGGGAACAAGAAGCAAATAACGGAAATTAAATTATGAATGTATTAAGTAAAATATTTTCAAGTGGAGCTGTAGAGCTCGTAAAAGGAGTAGGTGGAGTCATAGATAATCTAACTACATCGAAAGAAGAAAAACTTGAAGCAGAACAAAAAGTTAAAGAACTCGTTTCTAGTTACGAAATAGAGATGGAAAAGAATATTACTGAGAGATGGAAAATGGATATGGCATCCGATTCATGGCTCAGTAAAAATATAAGACCACTAGTTTTAATATTTCTAGTAGTATCTACAGTGTTGTTAGTATTTATTGATGCTGGAGTTATTTCTTTTGAGGTTAAATCTTCATGGGTCGATCTATTACAATTAGTATTAATAACCGTGATTGGTGCCTATTTTGGTGGACGATCACTAGAAAAAGTAAAAAAATAAAATTATGGGAATAAATTCAACAGAAGTCTCTTATGGCTTTGGACAGCTAGGTAGCGCTTATGCCGATGTGGCAAATATAATAGTACCACCAGTAGGACACGTGATCGTTGCTATTACATTTTTAGCTGAAAATACACCAACACTTTTAACGCCAGAAAAGTTAACTACCGTAACAGGAAGTGCAGGAGTTGGTTCTGGTCCTAGTTATGTGTCTATAGCAGGAACAGCAAATGTAGCTTTAGCTACAGCGGAAAGTGATCAAAACTTTAGAGGAGCTCATGCTAGCGCGATAGGTGATTGTACTAATTCTGCTGCTGGTGTCGAACACACACTCACAACAGCGGCTCCAGTTGGCACGGTGAGAGTTGGACAATATGTTTTATTAGCAAATACAGCAGCTGATAATGATGGTTCTACACCAATGGTTTTAGATGTTAGTACTTCAGATGGCTGTCCAATTCCAATATATTCTGGACCTAATCAAACAGGGGTGCAGGTAACTTCTCACACAGCAACAAATAAAGTAACATTAAGTGGTAACATAACAGCTAGTACACAATCTTTAATATTCTTAGATGAACATCATGGCGCTGGTGGTTTGACAGCTGCTTCACAAGCGTTTCCATCTGGATTAACTATATATGGTAGATGGACAGCATTTAAACCGTCTGCAGCTGGCGTAATCTGCTATTTCGGTAAATAATAATGCTCGGACTCGGTAACACGTTAAGTGGAGGTATAGTACCGGCGGCGGCAGAGGTTTATGCAGATTCTTACTCAATGAATTTTGACGGAACAAATGATTATATCACGGCAGATGGTGCGGCTTCAGAAATTAGCGGGGATCTTGGTTCAGTTTCTCTATGGGCTAAGTTAGAACCTTACTCTTATACTGAAACTATATTTAGCTCGAGAATTGACAGCGACAACTATCTTTGGTGCTTTTATCATGGTGGAACTAACCAAACTAGATTTGAGATGAAAGGAGGTGGTACTGAAGAAACTCTTATGACTACTACTACAGTAGAAAATAATGGATGGCATCATTTTGCTTTTACTTGGGATTCTTCAGCGAATACATCCGCTTTTTATGTAGATGGTAGTAGTGTTGACACGGGAACTGCTCCTGCTTTCGAGGGTACAATAGATGAAATAGAGTTTGGTAAAAGAAGATACACGGCTTGGGGAGAATTTGAGGGAAATATGAATGATATAGCAATTTTTAGTGATGTTTTAACATCAGGTGAGGTTACCTCAATATACAATAGTGGAGATCCTAAAGATGAAAGTAGTCATAGCGGTTTAGTAGCATATTGGAAGATGGAACAAAACACTGATGATAGCTCCTCTAATTCAAACTCATTAACATTAGTTAATGGAGCTACTTATGAAGCTGATGTACCTTAAAATAAAATAAACAATAATTAACTTAAATTAAATAAAATGGCAAAAAGAAAAACACCGAAAGCGGAGAAAGTAATTAATTTAGCTCCTAAACCAGAAAAGATTACAGACGAACAATTAAATAAACTACAAAGTACTGTTAAAACAATAGATCATATTACTGTAGATATAGGAAACTTGGAAATTAAAAAGTATAGTTTACTTAAAGCGTTAGAAAAAGTACAAGAGGAAATTCAAGAAATGCGAGGAGAATTCTATAAAGAATACGGAACTGATAACATTAATATTCAAGATGGAAATATAAGTTATCCTGAAGAACCTAAACAATCAGAAAATGGCGAAACTAATTAGGAAGATTAGTATAGGTAAAGATTATAAAAATGATGCCATGCATTACGCTGTTGGTCAAGAAGTGTATGGTGGACATAAAATTTGTGATATATTAGAAGAAGAAGATAAATTTTCTGTTTATATTAGAAAAAATGATAACGTTTTACCATGGAAAGATTTTAATAAGAATATGGCGGTATCTGTAGAATATAATCTAGAATACTAATGAAAAGTGTTTACAACTTTGTTGTAACACCAGTAGGAGAAAGGTATAATAATAATAAAGAGATTGAGGGTGGAGATCTTATTTTAAATACTGAGATTTATAATCATCAATTCGTAAATAGAATTGCAAAAGTTATATCTACACCTATAATTGGTGATACAGATATTAAACCTGGAGATGAAGTTATAGTACATCACAATGTGTTTCGTAGATGGAATAACGTAAAAGGTATAGAGAAAAATAGTAGAAGTTATTTTAACGAATCTACGTATTTTATAACTCAAGATCAAATATTTTTATATAAAAGAGATGGTGAATGGAACGCTCCAAAAGGATTTTGTTTTATAAAACCTTTAAAAGCAATAGATCAATTTAATATTGAATCTGAAAAACCTTTACAAGGTATTGTTAAGTATTCTGACGGTACCGTTGAGGTTAACGAACTAATTGGTTTTAGGCCAAAAAGTGAATATGAGTTCGTAATTGATGGCGAGCGACTATATCGTGTTTTATCTAATTTTATAACTATCAAATATGAATATCAAGGAAACGAAGAAGAATATAATCCAAGCTGGGCAGAAAGCAGTTGAAGAACTAATTAAAGTTGCCAAAGAGCCTATTGTTGATAGTGGAGATGATATTACAGCAGATAGACTTAAGAATGCTGCGGCTACTAAAAAGTTAGCGATATTTGATGCTTTTGAAATACTAACTAGAATTCAAGAAGAAGAGAACTTACTTGAGGGTAAAGAATCTGAAAAGAAAGAAACAGTTTTTAAAGGATTCGCAGAAGGTAGATCTAAATAATGTACGAGCAAAGTTTAGTTAAAATAATAGAACCTATAAAAAAGACTACTATCAGTAGACTTAATAAAGGTAAAAAATGGAAATATGGATACAATAAAGAGCATGATGTTATCGTTATATCAAAAACTGGGCAAATTGGTGAAATATATGAAGTGCAAAATTTGCGAATTGCTTTGCCTAAAGTGCCAAAACGAGTGCACGACAACAAAAAAGGAAAATGGATAAAAGAAGAATATCCTAAAGAATTAAGTAGGATAAAGAATATATTTGATTGGAAAAACTATCCAGACGAACAAAAAGATCAATGGTTCGATTATATAGACGAAGAGTTTAAAAGAAGAGATGAGGGGTTTTGGTTTATGAATAAAGATAAACCAACTTATCTCGTAGGAACTCACTACATGTATTTACAATGGAGTAAAATTGATGTTGGTGCTCCAGATTTTAGAGAGGCAAATAGAATATTCTATATATTTTGGGAGGCGTGTAAAGCAGATAAGAGATGTTATGGTATGTGCTATTTAAAAAACAGACGTTCAGGATTTTCTTTTATGTCATCTGCAGAAGCTGTTAACTTAGCTACATTAGCAAGTGATAGTAGATATGGAGTACTTTCTAAAACAGGTGCAGATGCTAAGAAAATGTTTACGGATAAAATTGTACCAATTAGTATAAATTACCCATTCTTTTTTAAACCGATTCAAGATGGTATGGATCGACCTAAAACAGAATTAGCATATAGAGTACCTGCTAGTAAATTTACAAGAAAGAAAATTACATCTAACGAAAAACTAGAAGATTTACAAGGATTAGATACAACTATAGATTGGAAAAATACTGGTGATAATAGTTATGACGGTGAAAAACTAAATTTATTAGTACATGATGAAAGTGGTAAGTGGGAGAGGCCCGACAATATATTAAACAACTGGAGAGTTACAAAAACATGTTTACGATTGGGTAGTAGGATTATAGGTAAATGTATGATGGGCTCGACTTCAAACGCATTAGACAAAGGTGGAGACAATTTTAAGAAACTATATAGCGCATCAGATGTCACAAAAAGAAATAGAAATGGCCAAACGAAGTCTGGTTTATATTCTTTGTTTGTCCCAATGGAATGGAACTACGAAGGATTTATTGATGAGCACGGAATTCCAGTTTTTGATACACCAGACGTCGATGTGCTCGGTCCAGATGGTGAATTAATAGATGTAGGCATTATAGAACATTGGCAAAATGAAGCTGATGGTTTAAAAGGTGATCATGATGCTTTAAATGAATTTTATAGACAATTTCCAAAAACTACTGAGCACGCGTTTAGAGATGAAGCAAAAGGAAGTATATTTAATCTAGTTAAGATATATGAACAAATAGATTATAATGAAGAAATGTCTAGAACTCTTGGGGTTACTAAAGGTAATTTCCAATGGGTTAACGGAGTAAAGGATTCACAAGTTATATTTTATCCAGATCAAAATGGTAGATTTAAAGTTAGTTGGGTTCCAAAGACTGGATTACAAAATAGAGTGGTACTTAAAAATGGTATAAAATATCCTGGTAATGAACACATGGGAGCGTTTGGTTGCGATTCTTATGATATATCAGGGACCGTAGATGGACAAGGTTCTAAAGGAGCATTACACGGCTTAACCAAGTTTAGTATGGAGGACGCTCCTGCGAATAGTTTCTTTTTAGAATACCTATCAAGACCACCTACGGCTGAAATGTTTTTTGAAGATGTTCTAATGGCATTAGTGTTTTACGGAATGCCAATATTAGCAGAGAATAACAAACCTAGATTACTTTATTATCTTAGAAGAAGAGGTTATAGAGGATTTAGTATGAATCGGCCAGATAAAGTATGGAATAAACTATCTGTGGCAGAAAGAGAAGTTGGAGGAATTCCTAACTCCAGTGAAGATATAAAACAAGCACATGCTGCTGCTATTGAAATGTATATACAAGATCACGTAGGCATGAAGCAAGATGGAACATTTGGAGATTTATATTTTAACGCTTTGTTAAATGATTGGACTAGATTTGATATAACTAAGCGGACAAAGTTTGATGCGTCTATTAGTTCAGGTTTAGCGATTATGGCAAATAATAGACATTTGTATGCTCCAAACGCAAAGATTGAAAAACCAACACTAAATATAAATATTGCTAAATATTCAAATAAAGGCAGTATGTCTAAAATAATTAAAGAATAGTATGAGACAGTTCCCCAGTCAAGTTGTTAGTGATGTAGAAAAAATAAGTTTTGAGTATGGATTAAAAATTGCTCAAGCTATAGAATCAGAGTGGTTTGATAAAGGAAACTATTCTAGTAGATATATTAATAGCAAAAATAATTTTCATAATTTAAGATTATACGCTAGAGGCGAACAGTCAATTCAAAAATATAAGGATGAGTTATCAATAAATGGTGATTTGTCCTATCTTAATTTAGATTGGAAACCAGTTCCAATTATTTCAAAGTTTGTTGATATAGTAGTTAATGGTATTGCAGAAAGAGTATACGATATAAAAGCCTACTCACAAGATCCATATGGAGTAAGTAAAAGAACAGAATACATGGATTCTATTATGGAAGACATGAGAACTAAAGATTTAAAACACTTTGTTAAGGAAAAATTTGGAATGGATTTGTTTAATAATAGTCCACATTTACTTCCAGATTCTCAAGAAGAGTTAGATTTGCATATGCAACTTAATTATAAACAAGGTGTAGAAATAGCAGAAGAACAAGCTTTAAATGTTTTATTTGAAGGAAACAAATATGAACTTACTAAAAAGAGATTTTATCATGATTTAACCGTGTTAGGTATAGGTGCTGTTAAAACTTCTTTTAACACGTCTGAAGGTATTACTATTGATTATGTTGATCCAGCTAATTTAGTTTATTCTCATACTGACTCCCCTTATTTTGATGACATATATTATGTTGGTGAAATAAAAGATATACCGATAAATGAACTTGTTAAACAATTTCCGCATGTAACAACAGAAGATTTAGAAGAAGTAGTTAAAGATAGTAATAGATATAATAAAAGAGATAGTTCAAAAGAATTAGATGATAATACAGTTTCAGTATTATATTTTAATTATAAAACTTATATGAACGAGGTTTATAAGTTAAAAGAACTCGCTAGTGGCGCGGATAAAGCGATAAAAAAAGATGATTCTTTTAATCCACCAGAAGAAATGGATTCTAATTTTGGTAAAGAATCTAGAAAACTAGAATGTTTATATGAAGGAGCTTTAGTTCTAGGAACAAAAAAATTACTTAAATGGGAGATGTCTAAAAATATGATGCGTCCTAAAAGTGATTATACTAAAGTTAAAATGAATTATGCTATTTGTGCACCTAGAATGTATGAAGGTAGAATAGAATCTTTAGTTGGTAGAATTACTGGTTTTGCTGATATGATTCAATTAACCCATTTAAAAATACAACAAGTCATGTCTAAAATGATGCCAGATGGTGTTTATTTAGACGCTGATGGTTTAGCAGAAATTGATTTAGGTAATGGAACAAACTACAATCCTCAAGAAGCTTTAAATATGTTCTTCCAAACTGGTAGTGTTATAGGTAGAAGTTTGACAACAGAAGGGGATTTAAATCATGGAAAAGTTCCAATTCAAGAAATTACAAGCGGTGCTGGTGGACAAAAATTACAATCCTTAATTGGTAATTATAACTACTATTTACAGATGATTAGAGATTGCACTGGTCTTAATGAAGCTAGAGACGCAGCTAATCCAGATCCAAAAGCGTTAGTAGGTGTGCAAAAGATGGCGGCAGCTAATTCCAATACAGCAACTAGACATATATTACAAGCTGGACTATTTTTAACAGCTGAAGTTGCAGAATGCTTATCTCTTAGAATATCTGATGTTATAGAATATTCACCAACAAAAAACGCTTTTATTCAAGCTATTGGAGCTCATAATATAGCAACACTAACTGAAATGAGTGAATTACATTTATATGATTTTGGTATATTTATAGAATTATCCCCAGATGAAGAGGAAAAAGCTATGTTAGAAAACAATATACAAACAGCGTTAGCACAACAAGGTATAGAGTTAGAAGATGCTATTGATCTTAGAGAGATTAAAAATATTAAACTCGCTAATCAAGTATTAAAAATTAGACGTAAAAAGAAAATACAAAGAGATCAACAAATCGCACAAGAAAACATGCAGGCCCAAGCACAGGCTAATATCCAACAACAAGAATCTTCTGCTGAATTAGAAATACAAAAACAGCAAACATTAACACAAAGTCAAATCCAATTAGAACAAGCAAAATCTCAGTTTGAAATAGAAAAATTGATTGAAGAAGCTGAAATAAAGAAACAACTTATGGAACAAGAGTTCCAGTATAACATGCAATTGAAGGGGGCTGAGACAAACCAAAGATCTCAAGGAGAAAAAGAAAAAGAAGACCGTAAAGACCAAAGAACAAAAATTCAAGCAACTCAACAAAGTGAGATGATTGACCAAAGACAAACTGGAAAACCACCTAAAGATTTTGAATCAGTAGGCAACGATGTGTTAGGTGGAATTGATATGTCTGAATTTGGACCTAGATAAACAATTTATTAATTTTATAATATTATATTATGGCAAAAAAGAAAAAAGAAGAAGTAGTAGAAAAGACTACAAACGAACCTAAAGGTGACGTTACAAAAGTAAAAGCAAAAATGAAGAAACCAACAGAAGTTGTTGAAGAAACAATAACTAAAATTGATTTAAGTAAACCACCAAAAACAGAAACAGATGCCGTTCAAGAGCGAGAAACAGAGGAAATACATGTGGGCGAATCATCCGGAGATAGCGAGACGATGGGAGAAGGAGGAGCAGAGTCCGATACGGCAAAAGTTGAAGAAGTCAAAGATGAACCCGAAGCTGAGGATACACCCGTTGTTGAGGAAATAACAAATGAAACAAAGCAAGAAGTTGAAGAATTAGCGGAACAAGTTACAGATGCTATAATTGAAACTCAAGAAACCGGAGAGGATCTACCAGAAAATATTCAAAAATTAATGGATTTTATGGAAGAAACTGGTGGAGATTTAAATGATTATGTTACGCTTAATCAAGATTATTCTAAATTAGATAATCAAGATTTATTATTTGAACATTATAAGCAAACAAAACCTCATTTAAATATAGAAGAAATTAACTTCCTTATGGAAGATCAATTCTCTTATGACGAAGAAGTTGACGACGAAAGAGAAATAAAAAGAAAAAAATTAGCGTTAAAAGAGCAAGTTGCCAACGCTAAAACTCAATTGGAAGAGACCAAATCCAAATACTACGAAGATATCAAAGCTGGAAGTAAGTTAACTTCAGAGCAACAAGAAGCTATTGAATTCTTCAACAAACATAACGAGGAATCAGAGAGAAATTATGAAGCAAGTAAGAAACAATCTGAGATCTTTATAAATAAAACTAATAATCTTTTCAACGATAAATTCAAAGGTTTTGAATACAAAGTTGGAGAGAAAAAATTTAGATTTAACGTTAAAGATTCAGGTCAACTGAAAGAAACTCAAGGCGACATTAATAACTTTATCAAAAAGTTTTTGACTAAAGAGAACACAATGAAAGATGCCGCGGGTTATCATAAAGGACTTTTTACCGCTATGAACCCTGATGCCGTTGCTAATCATTTTTATGAACAAGGCAAAGCTGATGCTTTAAAAGATAGTATTGCTGAATCAAAAAATGTTAGCATGGACCCTAGACAAGCCCACGTTGAAAACGTGAATACTAGTGGTTTAAGAGTTCGCGCGTTAGACAGTGATGATCAATCCGATTTTAAGTTTAAAATTAAACAAAAATAATTAATTTAAAATTACAAAATTATGGCAATTACTGCAGGTGGTAGTTTAAATAGTGTACCCGCTCCAATACAGCAGGCACTAGTTTCAAACTACTTCGATTTTACCGCGACAGCTGGACAAGGCTGGGCGCAACAATATTTACCAGATCTTATGGAGAAAGAAGCTGAGGTATTTGGTCCTAGGACTATATCTGGATTTCTTTCACAAGTAGGAGCTGAAGAGGCTATGTCGGCTGATCAAGTCGTATGGTCTGAACAAGGTAGATTACATCTATCTTACACAGGTAACGTAAGTAATGGTACCGGTGGTGTTGACTCTGTTGGACAGGTTACGATTACAGGGAATATAGACGCAAACGCTACTTATACAGCGAGTTCACATGGTGTTAGAGTGAATGACACGGTTATTGTAGCTAATTCTAATGGTACTTTCAAATGTTTAGTAACTACAGTTGCTGCTGATGTTATTGACGTAGCTCCTTACAACGCTGGAGCCGCTGGTCTTACAACGTTAACAACAGCCGACGCAACAACCGTATTAGTTTATGGTTCTGAATACACGAAAGGTACTTCTTATATGGATGGCGGTGCTGTTACAACTCAGTCTGATCAAAGAGGTGCTAACGAACCATCATTCTTATCTTTCACTAACAAACCGATCATTATAAAAGATTACTACGAAGTGTCAGGTTCTGATACTGCTAGAGTTGGTTGGGTTGAAGTTACTGGTGAAACTGGACAAAGTGGATATCTTTGGTATTTAAAAGCTGAAGCTGATACGAGAGCTAGATTTAATGATTACTTGGAAATGGCGATGTTAGAAGGTGAGCTAGCAGATGCTGCATCTGTTGCTGATTCTTCAAACGTAATGTACAATACTGCAACTACACAGGTTGGTACTGAAGGCTTATTTGCGGCTGTTGAATCAAGAGGTAACATGTCTTCTGGTATTACTGGTGTTAACGCTGCTAC